TTTTAGAAATATTTTAAAAATATACTTAATCTTTAAAATAAATAGTCCAATCTACAATTAACTTAAAATTGGTATTTTTAACTATTGGGGTACTAAGGGCTTTGTATGCCGCCAACATTGGTCTGTCTATTTTGTATCCTGAATCCGGGTTTTTTATAAAAAGACCTAACTCTTCTATCGATACATTGGGAGCTAGATTTTTTTCTAAAATAAGTTTATGAGTTATTGACCCATCCAAATTATTAATTTTTTGAGATGGTAAAATTTCTAAAAAATCTCTTTTTGCCGTGGATAGATCCATGTCTAAAGAAGATGAATAAGCTGTTCTAGAGAATGATGTGGATTTAAGTAAAAACTTTAAATTGTAAATATTTATATCTAAATCAGTGCCTAACGAAGATTCTGCAACTGGGGTTTGTATTTGATAAAAGCAAGGAACATTTGATGTTTGTTGATCTTTGTAATCAACTATTCCTGTCCCTATTTGAAAAAACCCGATCTGATAATCGTCAATAGTTCTATTTACTTCTTGTGTTTCAAAAAAAGATGCAAGACTATATCCAAGTCCTACAGTAATTAAATTATTATCACTGTAAATCTTTTCTATCGAGTTACCATCGTCTTTATAAATTTCAATAAGACCTTTGATCATACTATCCTCTTGGTTACTTCCACCTCGTAATTAAACTCTTCTATCTTACCTGTCGATGTTACCAAGAACTTCGGGCTAGGAACATATGTGCTTGCGTTGAGGGTAAAAACCCGTTTTAAAATTCTGTCTTCTCTATCAGATAAAACCAAATCAGAATCAGACGCTTCCTCTAATAAAAACAATTTAATTACATTTGAAGTGTTTGTTGTAATTGATATATCTGGATTAAAGTGTAAGTGAATTTGTTCTGTTATTTGATCTAAATCATTTTTGTACTTTGCCCAAACAGTTAATTCATATTCAACCTCAATCGGAGAATCAACCAAACTAACGACACGAATAGCCCGTTGTTTTTTCTCATCCCAATATTTTTCGTAATAAATGTTAGGTCCGTATCTTTGCCGCTTGTTGTCTTTTTTAGATCTAGGTTGGCTAATGGAAATTATCGGGAGGATTAAATTTGTTTCTTGTGTTAATTTTGCTACAGCACGCTCAGGATTTGCGAAAATGCACTTTACCCCAGTTACCTGTTCTTCATCATTTATTATTGAATAATCAGAAAAAGTATTAATTACAGATCTGAGTAGTTCTTTGTAGACAAAGGAAACTTTTGTTCTTTTGGACTTTGATTTTTTTATTAAATCTCGAATAAACGCAGTTGAAGACCTAGCGGGGGGTAAAACATTATATTGTAGAGATTGGCTTTCTACGAACTCTAATTTATTGCTGAACTCTGTCATAAGGATCTTCCTCCTATGTCATCTGCAACATCAGAAAGTTTCATTGTCTGAACATCGCTAGAATCACGCAAGACCTTGGCTGTGCAAATGTAATGGTATACCCCGTAAGATTCAAAACTATCCTCTTGAACTTCAAATATTTCGTATTTTATTTTCTGAAAATGAGGTTCAATGATATCCCCGACGATTGGCGATCTACCTAATTTTTTATCTAAATAAGATTTGTTAAATGTAAATATTTGATCGTTTGTAAGATTTATCCCAAATTGATTTAAAGGTTCCTCTATTACTTTTGGATCATAATGCCCATATACAATTACACCTGCATTTGTGATAGGTTTGTTTCTTTGTTCCATGTATACTTCATCATACTGAGCCTTGGAAGACATGAATTTATAGTAATTTAACTTAGAGCCAGATAAGCGAATATTCTCTTCATCCACTAAATTAAATAAATTAATATCAGGATTATTTCTATCAAATAAACTTAATTCGCTGTCAGTATTAACAACTTCTATTTCTGGAATATTGACATTAGTTTTGAAATTTTTATTCATTAGTATAGAGTAAAGCTAGGTGGCTCTTCAAACTCAGACAAGAGTTGTTTTTCAAGCAATTCTAATTCTTTCTCACTTTGCTGCGCCAACAAGTCGCCATTCAGTTGAGCACCACCTCCGGGTCCCGGAAGTGTTTTGTATTTGCCCCGAACTTGTGCTAGCACTCCTTTGGCTAGAGCAAGTGCATATTTTTGTATAAAAACTTTGTACGCAGGATGAATTGTATCGGAATTAAGTGCTCTGTACTGCACGATTACTGATTGATCGGTTGTCGCTGGAACAGGATAGATTTGTAGGTATTTATTATCTACTATATCGAATGAACCATCTTGACCTAAGATCTTCCTCATCATCTCCAAACTAATTTGCAGAAGATTAAATTCACCGATGCTAAAATCGTTGAACAAGAAGTTTTGTTGGAAATATTTTAAAAAGTAATCTTGTTCTAAACTTTGTCCCATTCCCGGTACGCCAATCAAATCCTTCTTGTATACAACATATTGAACATTATCCAAAACATACTTAGGAAGCTCATATATGTTGACTCCAGCAGTTGTTTTGAACGATATGAACTGTGTTGCCCAAAAAGGAGCATGATTTGCTAGTTTAGTTACTGCCTCATCAATTACTGATTTAATTTGAAAATCACTTAACTCAACCCTAATCACGGGGTAACCTAATCTTCCAAGAATAAAAGATTTAATTGATTCTTCAAATTTAGTAAATTCTATATTATCTTGTAATGTGGTTTTATTTAACTCGTCGTAGTTTATTTCCCCATTAGGTTTAGAAGTATCTACTAAATCCCCATAAGGAATAGCAAAACTATTACCATAAGTATCAATTTTTGGTTTAATTATACCGCCCATAAATAAAACCTCTCTATGTTATATAGATCAATAAAAGAACCAGAGAGATTTTATTTCTCTCTGGTTCATAAATTAACTATTAACTCACTCAGCTAGGATTAGTTGTCTTAACGAATGGTGTGTAGAGGTAAGTTGCGGCAGGTCCAACTAGTCTAATGACTCTGTAGAATCTATTAGCAGGTTGAACTGCTGCTTTGGCGTAACGGGTCAAGATACCCTTTCTTGGTTGGAAGGTATCAGGGTCCGTAATGGTTGGTAGAGCTTCGATTGGGATGTATGGACAGTAAACGAATCCACCGTCCATTGGGCTTCCACCCTTATATCCCATCAAAATTTCGTCTTCAGGCCAAAGTGGGTCGATGAAGAGATCGTACTTACCAGCGAACTTGCCACGGTACTCAATCTTATTGGCACCCATGTTAGAAATGCCCTCAGTCTTAGGACCGATGCCACCTTCTAGCTTAGATGCGGATTCCAACATTGCACCAACTAGTGGTGATGTAATAATCCAGTTACCGGGACCACGGTGGGTGGTCTTGTAAATGTCCTGTGAAGCAAAGTTCATGACTGCTAAGAGGTTAGAATAGACATGACCAGCATGCTGTGGTGAATAATTTAGTGCTGTTGATGTTAAATCAACTACGAAGACATTGCTTCTGCTATCACCGAAATCATTAGCAGGCATTGTGCCCTGACCATAAGTAAATGCTCCGGGGGTGAATGAAGTGGTTTCCCCTGTTGGGCCTGTTCCACCTAGAGCACCAAAGTTGTTTGAGTTAGTTGTATTGTCTAGTGAACTTGGAACCCAACCACCAACAGAATCTCTAACGGTATTTTTAATATTGTAGGCAATACCACGGATGTCTTCTAGTAGTTCGCGGTCAATTTCGAGTTCCAATTCCTTGGACATGAGTTCAGTCAATTCACGCTCAAGATCGAGGTTGTGATATGCCTTGAGGTCTTGGCTAGCTTCGATTGTCCAGAGAGCACGCATTTTCTTCGTGCGTGCAACGACGGGCTGCTGCTCGATGCTAATGTTAAGTTCAGGAATTCCTGTTCCGTCTAATCTTTCGCCAGCGGAAACAGACCACCCAAGGAATGTAGTGTTTGTAGGAAACATAGCAATCTGACCACCATATGTGGTTGATGCTGTACCTAGAGTTTGATTACCAGCAGAACCGCCGTACAACGCACTGGTATTAACAGTGCCTGTAGTGGTTAGTGTTCCAACTGTACCAATAGCTGAAGTAGTTTGACCACGATAGGTCAAGTTGTACTTGCTAAATAGGGGTTGTGGAGCATTTGTACCGTACTGGCGAGCAGAACCTAGGTAGAAGATCTGCGATACTGGACCTTCCATAGGCTGAACTGAGCCGATCTTGTTGAAGATCAATTCAGGGAACACTCTACGAACTAGAGGGAAGGCGAACTTTTGGAAAGTGCCTAAACGACCTGTAGTAGTTGCGCCGTCAGACATCGCTTCGTTAACTTGATTTGCAACGATGCTCTTGGCTTGATTCTCTAGAAGAATCGCAGTGACCTTAGCTGTGTACTGGTCACTAATGCCTTCTAGTACTGGTGACCACTTTTCAACTAATTTGTTGTGGTTAAGATTTGTTAATGAATCGGACATAATTTTCCTCACTTAGTTTTTGGCATTAGGGCCATAACACTTTCAGTTAAGAACTGGTTGTTTACCTTAGACTCTTTCTTAACCGGAGTATTTTTCATCTCTTCGGCAATCATGACTGCCTTTTCAGATGACTTGAATTCTAGATCATTCATTTCATTTAGTTCATTGACCTCAGATTCAAGTTGTATTGTTTGTTCTTCCAATGCTTTATTTTTCTTGGAAAGTAGTTTTATTGTTCTTTCTAATTGATCAATTTGCTTTGAAGCCGAGTTTAATTCTTCTACCAAAACAGCGTTTTCTTCTTCGACTTCAGATTGCTCACGAACTACTTCCGCGATTGCATTGTTTTCGTCTTTTTCAGACAACTCAAGTGCCATTAAAGACTTGATGCTTTCAAAGAGTTGAGCATTACGATAAACTTCACTCTCTTCTTGCAACTCCTTGAGTGCGTGTTCCTTGATGGACTGTATTTCCATTCTCAAGAAACCTTTCACTTTGGCCTCTAGTAATTTAACTCTTTCGTTTACTTCTTCTTTGATTACCGAGTCAACTAGTTCGGCAATTTGAGTTACTGTCTCTTCTGACAATCCCTCAGGTAATAATTCTGCGATTGATTTTATTTCTGTCATAAATACTCCTAGGACCTATATTTATCTAATAAGGTTATTTTAAAAACCTTAGATTTTTTTATTTTTTGTAACGATTGATTAATTTATCTATTTCACGAGATAAAGACTCAGCCCTGCTTATCTCTTCAATATCGACATCTTCGATTATTTCTTCGGGCTTATATTTTAAATCTAACTTATTTTTAAGTAGAGTGACAAATACATTTTCCCGAAGAGCTTGCTGCTTAGTCTTCTGTTTTAATAATAGTGTGGATTCCGACACAGATGGGAAAGCTCCTCTTGTGGATGGATCCGCAACTAGGTCAAAAGTGACCATTTTATAATCTTCTTGGACTTCTTGCTTTCCGGGGGTATCTTCACATTCTTTTAAACTACCTAATCCACGGCTGGAAATGCCAATACGCACACCATCTTTAATTAACTGCTGTGCTACCTTGCCTGCTGGAGTATTAAGTAATTCGGCTTCTCCTATTAATTTATTGCCATCCCAACCTAACTTTGTAATCAAGTGAGATACATTAGTTAATTTAACTGATGTATATTCAGGGTGGTCTAGCTCACCAAGAAGCCTGCGCTCCGCTATCATTGGGGTGAGCTTGGTCATTTCCCGCTCCAACAAGGACTTCTTGTAGCGACGATTGTTATTATTAAACTCATCGGCTCTACCGAAGATGCCTGCTACACGAACCAAACCATTACCTGATTTAGATTCGTTGATTACTCGTACTGAGTCTGATGTAAAGAAGTCCGTTAATAGATTCATATTAAATTCCTAAAAATCAATAGCTTGGCTTCCGCATAGTGTCGGAGGGTTTGCCTCCTTTATTTTGTGGGGCACTACCGGGTTTTCCTGCCCTCTGTGCGGGGGTGGGATTTTTCGGCATTAAACTTGTTCCGGCCTTACTAGCGGCTTTATGCAAAAACTTTTGTGCTTTTTTATGCCCACCTGACCGCATCATCTTTACACCAGCAGCCTGTGTTTTAGGTGATAAAAAAGTTGTTTTTGCTTCATTAATTTGAGCTTCAACTAGTAAATCATGTATTCTTTGAATGTAGTTCATATTAGCAATTCCACTTTCTTAATGCTTTGTTTATTCTGCTATCAGGGTTGTTAGCAGTCTTTGCGGATGTTCTGCTCTTTTTCATCCCACCCATCCGAGCGCAGAATGATTTTCTTCTATTAGCAGCCTTTGAACCTTTTTTAAGTTTTGAAGGCTTGGTAGTTACAGCGGTCTTTAATTTTGAACCGGGGTTTTCCCTACGATAAGATTCTACTCCCTTTTTATTTAGACCGCCAGAAGGATTCTTTCCTTCTTTTCTTTGCCATGCTGCTACTTCTGTTATAAGATTACCTATTCTCTGAATGGAATCTTCAACATTGTCAGGAGTCTTGGGGACTATTTTTTTCTTGTATCTTTCCTGAACACCCTTTGCTTTTGCATCTTGAGGGGTCATACCTTTTCTAGCTAATCTTTCTGCTCTTTTTCTCTTGGCTTCTGCTGTTTTTTTTATAGCTGCAAGGTGAGCAACTCTTGTTGCTGATTCGGCTGGAGTGCCCTCTGCACCTTTTCTTGCCTTGTAAGCAGCAAGCTCTTGTCTCCCTGCCTTTTTTTCCTTTACTTCATTTATTAAATTTACTATCTGCTCGTAGATGTTCATGGACTCGTTCTTTCTAGCAAAGGT